TCCTATATCTAAATCCTCTTTGGAAATACCCGCCCCAAACCCCCAACCCACCCCTATATATTTTATATATAGGGGGTGGGGATTGGGGATTTTTAAGGGGAAACTATCCCCATGACTAAAAAACCAAATGGGGATCGTGGGGATGATTTTTTAAAAGCCTTATAAATCAAGGGTTTGCGAAGAGTAATTTATCCCCATTCAAAAAAACCGTTTTGGGGATTTGGGGATTGGCAATCCCCATTATGATTTTGTCATACCGGTTTTTTTGACCCCCTTGGGGATTGATTGGGGATGGTCGCTTACAAGTAAAATTTTATGCGTTTTGGATATGGGGATTTTTAGCTTCTTCGGTCGCGTAAACCCGCATCAATACTGGCTTTCCCCAATCCCCATTGGGTCAATGGGGATGAATGGGGATTTGGAGATTTGACTGAAAATTTATGACATTTTCATGAACGATTTTCCCCCAAAATCCCCACGCCCCCAAAAGGCAATGGGGATCGATGGGGGATCGATGGGGATTTTGCCAAATGCTTGTTTTTGCGGTGTTTTTTAATCTTGCACAAAAAAAGCAAAAAAAGTCTTGCTTATTGCTTATATAATCCAATTTTTCGCTCTTGCTGGGTGTATATTGATAATTGGCTGCAAAAAAATCATAAAATCATCTCGGCACTGGGGTATAATAAATCACAAAAATAAGTAACAATTTTACTCACAATGTGCTAATGTCTTAATCCTTTTTCGGCCAGGTTTTATTGCTTGGCCGCCAACTAACGTAAGAATACGTAGATCAATGGCAGATATAACTAGCATTTTCGGCGGCCCCTTTATCCCGCCAGAAGACAAGAAAGCAGACCCGCCAGAAGTGCAATTCTTGCAGGATATTATTGATTCGGGAATTAACCCTGATCTTCATGGCGTCGTTCTGGATGGCCACGTCCACCGGTTTGATACTGGCGGGAGAAAAGGCAAGACTGGCTGGTATATAGGCTTTGCCGACGGCATACCCTCCGGCCGGTTTGGTTGCTGGCGTCAAGGCATAGAGCAGTCATGGCGCGCCACTACAGATAGGGAGATAAGCGCAGCTGAGCACATGGTGCTGCTGCGGCGCATGGATGAGGCAAAAAAGCGCCGGGACGAGGAGAAGGCAAGGCAGCAAGAAATCGCTGCTGATATAGTCATGGAGATATGGAGCCAGGCACCGCATGCGAGCGATGATCATCCATACCTTAAGAGCAAGGGCATATCAGCACATGGAGCGCGGATAACTGGCGATGGTCGGTTGATTGTCCCTCTGTATGATGCCGCTGGTCAGCTGATCAGCCTGCAGTACATTAGCCATCTTGGAGATAAGCAGTATCATGGTTTGGCAAAGACCCACGGCGGATTTTATGCCGTTGGCGGCCTATCAGATACTGGGGTGCTGTATATCGCGGAGGGGTTTGCCACGTCATCTACCGTACACGAGCAGACTGGCAGGCCATGCGTTGCGGCGTTTTCGGCCAGCAACCTCGTGCATGTTGCAAAGGCGATGCGTGACAGATACCCGGATAGGAGCATAGTAATCATCGCTGATAATGACGCTCACGGTGTTGGCCGTGAGAAAGCCGAGCAGGCATGCGCACTTACCGGCGCGACTTACGTAATGCCGCCTACGGTTGGCATGGATGCCAACGATTGGGTGCAGGCAGGCGGGAGCATAGAAGACATCGTTGGAGGAGTGATTAAACCCGCCGACAACTGGCTGGAAAAGGTAACAACTAGTTGGATTAGCCAGCCTGCGCCTATTAGGTGGCTTATCAAGGGATGGATGCCAGAGCAATGCCTTGGCATGCTGCACGGGCCTAGCGGCGCGGGAAAGTCGTTTGTACTGCTGGATATGGTCATGCACATGGCGTCAGGCAAGCAGTGGCAAAGCAAGCCGACCAAAAAGGGATGCGTCGTTTATCTCGCAGGTGAAGGTAATTACGGCATGCGCTCGCGCGTTGCTGCATGGATGCAGGAGCACGGTATCAGTGACGTTGACCTATTTATCAGCAAGAGCGGCTGCAATCTCAATACGGCGGAAGGATATGCGCAGGCTACATCTGCCCTGCAAGACACACCATCCTCGCGGTGTGCGTAGATACGCTCCACCGGTTTTTGCACGGCGATGAAAATAGCGCGCAGGATGCCAAAACTATGATTGACGCTTGCGACGCCATAAAGCGATCGATCAAAACCAGCGTTTGGCTGGTGCATCATACAGGGTTGGGTGATGGAGCTCAAGACAGAGCGCGCGGCTCGAGTGCATGGCGTGGCGCGCTTGATGTTGAGATCGGGTTGCGCGCACCGGCAGAAGATAATCCTGGACGCATCATCCAGCACAAAATGAAGGACGCCGAGTTGTCCGCTCCAGTGCAATTTAAGCTTAAGCGCGTGCCAATAAATAATTGGTTTGATGAAGATGGTGAACAGGTATACGGTGCGGTCGTCGAGTGGCTTGGTGAGGCGGACGTAAAAAAAGAGATCACTCCATTGGAAAAATGCATAAGCGCTTTTGGCCGGGCGTTTGTCGCCGTTGGTGATATTGAGGACGGCAAGGCACGATTATCTGTTGATGCATGGCGTGACTTTATCCGGGAAGATGAACCAAATCTGAGTGAGTCCAGTATTCGGAACAAAACGGCTAGAGGTAACTCGCGCGGGGATCGTTATCTCGGGTATCTCGAAAAGCACGGTAAAATCGTCGAAGTCACCCCGAGTATATGGGAGTTTGTCGGCGATGAGCTGGCTGGACACATTGCGGCCAAAACAATCAAGTCCAATAAAAGTTAAAAAAATGTTTACAAATTAAAAAAAGGGTGTATAATACAAAACATCAAGCAAACAATTAATGGAGAATGAAAAATGGCATACTTTGATCAAGAAATGAAAAAACAAAAATCTGCAGCAGTTAAGGAAATCGCAAAAAAGTACGGTATGAAGGTTTCTCTGGCAGTTAGAAACTACAGTGTGCTGGTTGCCAACATTCCCGCCGGATGCATAGATTTCGGAAAAGACCATGCAACCGTAAACCGATTCACGCTCAGGGATACATATTCAGGGAAATCGCTGGAGTTTTTGGAAGAGCTGGTTAGCGCCATGATGGACGGAAACCACGACCGATCTGACTCGCAGACCGATTATTATGACGTTGGTTGGTACATCGATATCAATATAGGCAAGTGGAATAAGCCGTATCAGGTAATATAATTTACAAAATTTGGCCAGGCCACCCGGCCATGACAGGGGGCAAAAACCAATGGAGTGCTTTTAAATGGCAATTAACTTAAGGAACACGAGAGATGTTCACGCAAGCGGCGTGAAAATCCTCTGCTATGGCCAGGCTGGCGCTGGTAAAACCAGCCTGATCAAGACGCTGCCAGCGCCTGTAGTGCTGTCGGCTGAGGGTGGTTTGCTCAGTATCAGCGATGCTGATATCCCGTTTATTGAGGTATCTAGCATGGGGGCGCTACAGGAAGCGTACTCATGGCTTAAGGATTCGGAAGAGTCAAAGGCGTTCAAGACGGTTTGCCTCGACTCGATCAGTGAGGTGGCGGAAGTGGTTTTGGCAGATGAGCTGCGCAAGAGCAAAGACGGGCGCGCGGCTTATGGAGAGATGAATTCGACCATGGCCGAGCTGATCCGCGCATTTAGGGATCTGCCTGGCCGCCATGTCTATATGTCGGCCAAGTTAGAAAAGAGTCAGGATGAAATGGGTCGCATGTTATATAACCCCAGTATGCCGGGGAAGAGCTTAACCCAGCAGCTGCCGTATTTCTTTGATTTTGTTTTCCCGTTGCGCGTGGAGCGCGATGCTGACGGGACAGCGCAGCGCGCGATCATGACAGATTCTGACGGCCTGTGGCTCGCGAAGTCGCGCAGCCGCAATCTCGCCAAGTGGGAAGCTCCTGATCTTGGTGCGATTATCAAAAAGATAGCAGGAGGCGATGATGAATGACATATCATTTTTGACGATGCGCATTCTCATGGCAGAAGAAGCTGCGCGCAGAGCCACGGAAGAAGCAGACAGCTTGAAGGCGCAGCTGGTCGAGTC